CCTACAGTGGGGCCTACACGCCCGCGAGCGGTATGGGCGGTACAAGTTTCTGCGGCGGGTGCCAGCCAAGAACCTCGTACACCTGGCCAGCTTTGATAGGTTTGACCAAGTACGTGGTGTGTCGCCACTGGCCGCAGCCTACAACTCGTTTCAGGACGTGTACGAGGGTGTTGACTACGCCCTCGCTAAGATGAAAGTAGAGCAGCTATTTGCTCTGGTCATTTCCTCTGCCAACGCCAACGGTACAGGAGAGTATACCAGAAACGGGGATGGCACCTATGATGTGGACTTCGGAAAAGGCCCCATCAAGATGGAGATGGATCAGGACGACACAGCACAGTTCCTGACCTCAGACAACCCCGGAAGCAATACTCAGGACTTCATCAGCTTAGTGTTGAGCATGGCCATCAAGGCTCTGGACCTTCCTATCAACTTCGTGGACGAATCCCGAACGAACTTCTTTGGATCACGGGCAGCTTGGATGCTGTATGACAGATCCTGTAAAGCCAAGCGTGACGTGGTGCTTGAGTCACTTCGGCGTATCACAGTCTGGAAGCTACAGCAGTGGATCATATCAGGTCTACTTGTACTTCCCGACGGGATGACTGTCAACGATGTTCCGTTCGAGTGGGTACACAGGGGTATGCCTTGGTGGGACCCCGTCAAAGAGATATCAGGTGATGTTATGGCTATTCAGGCAGGTCTGGATAACCCATACAGAATCTGCAAGGAACGTGGCAGGGGTGAGTTTGATGAGAACCTGAAACAGATTGCCAAGGCCAAAGAGGCAGCGGAGTTACTAGGCATACAGCTAAGTTTCATCCCACCTGAGGTTGAGGAAAACCCTGAAGACCCTGACACACAAGAGGATGATGTATAATGCCAGTCATTGAAAATAAACCTACGCGGTTCCGCAGTGCGTTCAACAAAGGGGGAAGCCTCACAGTTGATCGCGAGGGCGGTAAGTTTGGCAAGGGCGTAATCTACTCGACGAGCATTATCACTCGCGGGGAAGCCCTTGGCCACGAACTGTGGGTAGACCAAACCTTCCTGTCACAAGTAGAGGAGGGTATCAACTCCAGCCCTACGGGCATCAAGGCACGATTTACCCACCCCGGTCTATCCAGTGACGGAGTGGGTACAAAGCTGGGTAAGTTCTACAATGCTGTTGTTAAAGGTGATCAGGTCTTTGCTGACCTGCATTTCCAAGAGGCGGCGTATAACACCCCTGATGGGGACCTCGCCACCTACGTACTTTCATTAGCAGAGGATACCCCCGAAGACTTTGGATTATCCATTGTATTCGATCATGACTTTGAAGCCTCAGAAGAATATGACGAGGCTGTATCCCTTGGGGCAATCCAAGGCGACAAGGGAAATGAAGAGGGCTACTCTTACGCACGACTATCACGCATCTACTCCTGCGACGCAGTAGACAGCCCGGCGGCCAACCCCAGTGGGTTGTTCAAACGGGGGCAGGAGTCGGCTATTGATGCAGATGCTTATTTACAATATGTGCTTGGCCTTTCAGATGTGAAGCCAACACAGTCCTCATTCGCAGTGGATGGGGATAGGGCCAAGCAGTTTGTTGCTAGGTTCTTGTCACGTCAGGGTGTAACTCTTTCTACTCTAGGAGAAGACAAAATGGCGGACGCAATTGATGCTCCGGTTGAAGACACACAGGACAAGGATACTTCTCCTAGTCGTGCGGACTTCAATGCAGAACTTGGTGCTTATGTAACAGCATTCGGGGTTTCAGAAGGTACTGGCTGGTTTCTTAAAGGTGTGGCCTTTGGGGAAGCACAGAGCCTCCACATTAAGAACTTGACTGCAAAGGTTGCGGACCTGTCAGAAAAGCTAGCGGCCTCAGAAGCTAAGATCACTTCACTCGCGTTGGGTGAGGATGAAGGCACCGAGTTCAGTGCCGACGATGCAGCCGAAAAGGAAAAGTCCCTTTCGTCTAAGATTCGTATCTCCGGTAAAAACTACGGTAAGTAATCCAACCCTGTTCCTGAAAGGAATTTAGCCTAATGGCCAATGATCTGTTCACAGTAGCGGACTTCATCAGTGATGCACTTGATGTTGATCCGACAATGACAAGTGAAGTTCTGAATGGTTCTCCGTTCATCTCACGTCTGCCTATCGGCGACACCTCGGATGGTTCTGAAACTCACAGCTACAACAAGTACACGGGTGCTCCTGTAGTTGGTTTCCGAGCTGCGAACGCTGGACGAGACTACGACTCAAGTGCGGACACCGTCGTTACGGTGGCTTGCACTATCTTAGACTTCTCATGGCGTGTTGACTACGCTGTAGCGAACGCATGGCGTAGAGGTGCAGAAGACCTGATCGCCCGTGAAGGTGCCCGGCATCTTGCGGCGGCTCTATTCAAGCTGGAGAAACAGTGCATTTATGGCACGACTGCTCTTGGGGATTCAGCAGGGTTTTCAGGACTCCTGAACAACACTGATCTTGATGCCCTTGCCGATGACATGGTTATCAACGCGGCGGGTTCAACTGCCGATGTACAAAGCTCCGCGTTTGCGGTACGAACGGGCTTTGATGATTGCCGACTTGTCACACCAATGTCTCGCGGCATTAGTCTTGGTGATACGATTGTCACTGAAGCAAATGATACCAACTATCCGGTGTACTACACACCAGCTTCAATGTACATCGGTTTCCAGATGGGTGGCAAGTACTCAAATGGCCGTATCTGCAACATCAACAGTGTTACAGATACTAAGCCTTTGACGGACGACCTGATCTCTGATCTGCTGTCTCAGTTCCCTTCAGGGATGGGTCCAAGTTTCGTGATCATGAACCGAACGTCTCTGAAAGACCTTCAGCAGGGTCGTACAGCTACCAATCCTACTGGTAACCCTGCACCATTCCCTTCAAGTGCGTTTAACGTACCTATCTTCACGACGGACGGCATCGTCCAGACTGAAGCAGTGGAAGTGTAACATGAGCGACGATCTGTCTCCGTTTGAGCGGGCACTAAGTACGGGATTAAGAGTTACCCGGAATGCCGTTGGTGTTCCGGTGACCTACCTGAGAGGGGCCACCTCACTAACTATATCAAATGCCGTTCAGGGTTACACCAGTAAGCAATCGATTGATGTTGGGGGAACGGAGCAGGTCGTTGAAACAATTGAGTGGAATATCGGCGTGAATGAACTCTCCGCTCTCGGGCCTCCTGAGAGCGGGGATATCATCACGCGGGTAGTCCAAGGGGTTAGCCATGTGTTTTCCGTGGAATGCCTTTCCCTTGGTGAAACCGCATGGGATTGGTCGGACCCCGGAAGAACACAGTATAAAATCTCATCCCGCAAGGATGGGGCTTCCGCGTTCGAAGTTTCTGAGCCAACCGGCTTTGACTTGGCCGGGGATGAGCTGAGATACTAGGGGGTGCTTTATGGCCAACGGTGCTAGCAGCTTTGTTAAAGGCCATAAATCCATCATAAAGATGCTGGCCAAGCTGCGGAAATCTGATGCAAAGAAGATAGCCAACTCGGCGGTGCTGGCATCAATTAGGGTGGTTCGTCAAGTAGCAAAGGGTAGATTACCCTCGGGTTACAAATACCTTGGCAGGTCCATTAAAACTGGTGCCCGGCGTAACTCTGGCCCCAATCTGTCCGACTCATTTAGAGTCGGTTTTTCTGTTGGTGTTAATAAGTCCAAACAGTTGGGCATTTCTAAGACGACGGCCCGTGGTCGCGGTGATGGAATAGGTATCTCCGCACGTAACGTCCATTGGCTTATCTTAGGGACCTCTCAACGTAGACATAGAAGTGGTAAAAATACCGGCAAGATGTCAATCGCCCCCGGATTTGGCCACTTCATGAAGCGAGCCTTTAACGCATCAGGTGCAGGAATGCGGCGGGCAATGGTAAAAACTGCAAAAACAAAAATTCGACAATACTTGGCCAAAAACCGTGGCCGTAAAGGGTAAAACATAATGGCTAAGATCAAGAGCAAAGGTACAGTCTTTCAGGTATCAGTTTCCAGCCTCCTTACAGCCGTGGCCCAGTTAACGGACATTTCGTTCTCTGGTGCGGAAGTTGAGACGTTCGACTGTACTACACTTTCCACAACCGATGCCGGTAAGGAGTACTCACAGACAGGGTACTCGGAGCCGGGTGAGCTGTCCATTGGAGGCTTCTTCGACCCATCCCTACATGGTACTATTACATCAAACATTACCACCCCCGCTGAAGTGGACTGTGCTGTTGTGTTTGCGGACTCAACAACGTGGACATTTAAGTCAGCGGGTATGTCCCTTGACTTCACCGTCGCTATGTCAGACGGTGTGAAATTTACTTCAACACTTACGTTGACCGAGCTACCCGGCTGGTAAGCAGGAGAGAATAGTGAAAGCCCGATTACTTATCACTTTAATGGCTACGAGCAGTACAGACCCCTCAATCGTTGTGGTTGAAAATGGGGTGAGATATGCACCAGCCGGTAGTGTCATCGAACATGTTGATGCTTACCGGCTGGTACATGGTGGTCTCGCAGAGGCTGCTGATCAAGAATGTATTGACAGAGTGGATGGAATGGACAAACACACTAAGGGTGACTTACGTAGAGCGCATGAGAAATACATGGATGCTCTTCAAGAAGCCCGAGATGAGTTGGTTCAAGATGAAGACGACGAAGACGATGACGACTTCGACGACGAAGACTAGATATAATTCAGCTTTTAACCCCGACTAAGATAGCAGAACAATGCCAAGTGTAATTACAAGAGAACAGTTCCTTACAAAAGCCCCAGTAACTATTCAGGTTGTTGCGGCCCCAGAGCTAGGTGGAATCGTTTACGTCAAGGGTATGACCGCCCGAGAGCGGTCAGCCTTTGAGAAGCAATTCCAGACCTCCTCAGGTAAGAGTAACAAACGCAAACTACAGGAGATTCGCGAACGCCTCGTAGTGGCATGCCTTTGCGACGAGGGCGGAACACTTATCCTCCGCGAAGAAGACGTTGGGGTCGTTGGATCTCAGCCCATCACCGTCGTCGAACGTATTGTTTCAGCAGCCCAGGGAGTCTGTGGCATGTCTGACAAAGACGTAGATGCACTAGTGGGAAACTCCGAAGAGACCGAGGAAGACTTCTAGCCTTCCGTCTGGCCAAGCTAGTAGGCACCGTCGATGTGGACGGCCTACTATCCACCATGACCCCAGACCAGTTCGATGAGTGGGCGGCCTACGATCAAGTAGAACCACTGTACCACACCGAACGAATGCTTGGTCTCATAACCTCAATGCTCTCCCACTACTTCAAGTGCCATTCGGGAGATTCAGAAATCGAACAGGTAGCAACCCCTTGGGTGGAGGAGGTGCAAGCGACCGCCTCCGAAATATCCGCTTCATATAAGGGAAGAAACAATGCCTAGCTTAGGTGATATGGTCGTCTCGATGAGAGCTGATGTTTCCCAGCTCGTAAAGTCGATGAAAACCACTGAAGACCGGATCGGGAGGGTTGCCAAAGCCTCTGATAAAGCGGGATCACGGGTTGCTGCCTTTGGTAGGTCTGTTGTTGCTTCTGGGGCCTTCCTTGCAATTGGCAAGGCTGCGAAGGGTTCGGTCGACAAGATGATCGAGTTTGACGACCAGATGAGAATGGTCGCCCAGCGGAGCGGTGCTACCGCCGACGAACTATCACTGTTAAGCACGAAAGCACAGGATCTCGGGCGTAACTCATCCTTTACGGCAACGGAGGTTGCGGCAATGATGACCTCACTCGGTACATCCAACTTCAGCCCCAAAGAGATTGACACCATCACCGAAAGCGTCATGAGCTTGTCACGGGCTACAGGGACAGATGCCGCTAACTCTGCCATCTATCTTGGCTCAACCTTGCGTGTGTTTAAGATGGATGCGACTGAAGCTGGTAAGGCGGCGGACATCCTGACGTATGCTTCAAACAACAGCTTAAATACGCTTGACGATATTGGTGCGTCCATGAAATACACCGGCAAGGTTGCCGAAGTAATGGGCGTATCCCTATCCGAAGCCACGGCGGCTACGGCAATGCTTGGTAACATGAACATTAGGGGTGAGCAAGCCGGTACCACTATGAGGCGTATCCTAACCCTTACAGGTTCGGATGCTGAACGCATGGCTGATATCTTCGGGCAGTCCTTCACGGATATCAACGGTAACTTCGTTGGCCTGACTGAGGCTTTTGAGATCATGGAAGCGGGTACGACCAACCTGACCGACGTAGAGAAGATGAAGAAATTCTCGGATGCGTTCGGTATCCTTGGCGTAACGGGGGGCCTTGTGCTGTCTGAGACGGGGGCAAGCGTTCGTAAGATGGCTGATGAGATGGATGCCCTACAAGGGTACGCAAAGGATGGTAGTGATGCTCTGGACGCTGGACCCGGTGGGGCTATGAGGAGGCTCAAGTCTGCCGCTGAAGGCTTTGCTATCATGTTTGGCTACAAGCTGTCGGAGGGCTTCTCCGGTGGCAGTGAGGTACTTACAACGTGGATCAACTGGGCGACCGATAACTTTTATCGCTTGATTGACCACATGGCTCAGGGGTGGCTGATTATTTCACAAACAGTCCTGTGGGCTGTGAACAACTGGTCGACCATACTTGAATACTGGTACAAGGACGCCCTGCTGGATATCATAAGTTTTGGTCAGGATTTGAAGCACTTCTTTACAAAAATCCTGCCCGCTTATGTTATGTGGTTTGGGGAACAATTCGGAAACATTATAGTCACAGTGGGGTCCAATGTTCTAACCACGTTCGAGAACCTTGGTAAGAATATCAAGCGTATCTGGGACAATGTCATGGCCTTCCTCACAGGCGGGGACTATGACTTTAGTAACGTGTGGGAGCCATTAACAAAGGGGTACATCAACACAATTGATGATATGCCGGAGATTCCAGACAGGGTAATTACTGGCCTTGAAGCTAGCCTGAAGACGGACCTTGACCAACTTGGTTCATCTTTAGGCGACAGCTTCAAGCAGGCCGTACTGGACCCACTGGATACGCTGAAGGGTATGCAGAACGACCCCAAGCGTAAACTTAAATATGAAGATGCCCCACCACCTGAAGAAAACTCCCCCAGCCGCAAGGGTGAAGGCTTTAATAAAAAAGCCCCTGAGACGGCATCCGGTAAGTGGGGGGCTTCAATCATGCAGAAGGGAAGCTCAGAAGCCTATAAGGGTATCCTCTCCATGATGGGCCAAGACCGTAAAGATAAGCTAGCCCGTAAACAGATTGCCCTGCTGGCACAGGTTGCAGCTAACACAGCCGCAGCAGTGGCCCCAGGACTCGTAGTTGTTGGAGTAACAACCCCATGACCATAACATTAGTTGGTGAAATTGCAGGAGGGCGGTCAGCGTCTAACGACTCAGGGAAGCGTAAATATGAACGCAAGTTCAAGCTGAAGACCGACAGTGAGCTGGACGGACCTTATGCCATAGGGTCCCACGGGGGGCTACCATTTGTTGGCAGTGTACACCCGGAGGACCCCAATGCGTACTGCAAGTCAATCTCCATTACCAACTCAGACCCTTGGGCGGGTTGGGAGGCAGCATATAGCTACTCCGATGAGAGATCCTTCGACCCTGTAGACCCCGAAGCTGATGAGGTCCTTTTAACGTGGTCTACAGAGGCTTTTGAAGAACTGATTCTGTACGACGTTAATACTGACGAGGCTATCCTAAACTCAGCCCTCGACCCCTTCAGTGACCCACCCACGCGGGAGGCTGACCACCTGATCGCATCCTTTCAAGCGAACGTAAGAACGGTACCACCTTGGGTGCTTGGCTACAGAAACGCCATCAACAGTGATAATATCACTATCGGTGGGCTAAGTATTGGTATTGGCCTAGCTAAGATGTCCGGACTAGGCATTGGTGCGAGGGAGCTTCGAGGGGAAACCTATTTTTACCCTGTATCCTATTCGATCAAGATCAAGCCGGAGGGCTGGGCCTTTGAACCTCTGGACGCAGGTTTCCGCAAGAGGGTGTTGGAAATAGATTTTGAATTAGGCGTGGAGGCCTATAAAACCATAGACTGCGTCGACGCGGAGTTTAAGCCGGTATCAGAGCCTGTGGGGTTAAATGGAAATGGTAGGCAGCTTTTTGAACCATCGCCCAGCGACTTCGTATTCCTTAAATTTGATATCTATAAATCCCTGCCGTTCTCGGCACTACCGGGAATAAGTTCATAATGCCAAGCCCTCCCGCACAGCTAACCCTTGAACTTGCGTTGCAGGTTAAGGCGATGGTTCAAGACTATATGAGCCAACTGGAGAACAAGCGGGGGCCTAAAGACAGGAGAAGCCCCCGCAGGACTGCCCACCCAGCAAACCATTGTACGGCAACGTCAGACATACCGGCAGCAACTAACCTAGATACACCGGGCACAGGCACCGCAACCATCCTACGAAGGAACGATGAAGATGGTTTAACAGACTCACTGCTTGAAATTGACGTGGTCAACCGAAACCCTAACCTGTCAATTGCAGAGGGGGAATATTTCCGCGTTGAGCACATCTTCAGTGAGTGGGTACCACATGGTGGTGGCGGTGGTGACAGCAATGCTTTCCTGTTCCAAATTGTCTCCTCCGATCCATCGATTCGTCGTGCGTTAGTCCAGATTGAAACTCGCACGTTTACTGGGCCAGCCTTCGGATCGACTCTGGACGACACTGTGGTCTACGTCTACGACCGGATGGGCTGCCTGCTGAACGAGCCGAACGTCGATCTTACAGGCCGCTGGGGCCGTGCTGAGCTATTCATATGGGATAGTCAAGCCTATCCATCATGGTTTACTGCGGGAACTGAGCCGGAAAAGATATGGCTAGTCACTGCATTGTGTTGTCCTCAAACAAGTTGCTCATAACATGGTTTCCAAAGGTGCTCAAGGTGGCGGCTGTTGCTGTGGTGGCTGCTACAGCAAGCCTTACGACCCGTCGTTGGCGACAACGGCGTATCAGCCCATAACGGCAAGGTGCTGTAGTTGCATCCCCAAGGCCATCTGTGCCACTGCGGAGACGTTAGGTGGCGACACAATGCTTGTCAGGTCGATGTTCTCGGCGTGCGATGGAGCATATGATACCGGCGGTGAGCCAATAATTTATACAGGCGACTTTGATCTCTATGGCGTTCAGGGAACACTGGTCATTCGATTCATCATCAACGACCTTGATGACCTGTGCTACTTGAAATATGAGATTGTTGCACTCGGCGTATCAGGTACAACACTGATTGATCACACCGACCCGGCGTTGACGGAATGTGATGGCCGCCACTCAAAGAAGTGCTGTGAATTTATATTCTCGTGGACGGTGCCAGCCACTGCACATGGTGCATCGTTCACACTGTCATTGGCTCCTTCGGAAACACTGGTTGTTTCTGAAACCACCAAGTGTGCTGGTTGTGGGTGTATATGCCGTGACGCCTGCTTTGGAGTGTATTCACGAACGTCCGCCGACTTCACCTACCGGGGATCGGGTGAGATTGTCACGGGAGTGCATACGGAGCGGACAGCAACGGGATGCGACGGCGGGCCAACGATAATCTACGGCACCGATACAGTCTGGACGCGGTCCGATGGCTGGGTGGTTAAGATTCCCGGCGTGATTGAGCTATCGCCATCCAGCCGAGTGATAAATACCGGCACGGAATCATCACTAGCCTGTGACATTAACCGGCTGCTATGGCTTACTGATGGCAATTCGCATTTAGTTTCTGGTAGCACGACAAGTGTAGACTACACCTTTGCGGCAGATGAACAAATCGCAAATGAGGTGACGTGGGTTGGCACACTAACAGGGGAAGGCTCCAGTGCGGAGTTCTTCGCTTGGAACTGGGTTACATCCGCGTGGGTCTCCCTTGGTACAATAACGGGACGTGCTGAATGGGGTGATGCACTCAAGCCATTTCAGGCAGATCTCGACGTGGTGTACACGGACACTGACCCTCTTAACCTTGGTAAGGTTAAGATCAGGATCGACACAACAGGGTCCACCGCGATCAGCGGCGATAAGTTGCGGATCAAACTGGTTAGGTGCTGTGTTCTTGAGTTGGCCCCACCAGGTGGGGTTGGCATCACATCTACATCACAGCCAATGCGGCGACCGTTGGTGTACCCAGACGCTTGCCCTAATCCTTCGTTTTTCTGGGAGTTTACGGATGGCACAACTGACTACCTTGTGGACTGGAGTTGTGCTTGGTGTGATGGCCAATGTGGGTCGGTAGGCGGTTGCTGTGATCGCCCCATCCCCCGCGTGCTGTCCGCAGACATTACGTTCGGCTGCACGCTGTGCCCTACAGGTACGGTGACACTGTTCGAAGAACCGGCGGGAAACATTTGGAAGGGTACTGCGGTTTTCTGCACGGAGACAGTCACGGTCATTCTGTCGTGCGGTGGGTCCGGTTGGTCAATAGATGTAAGGGGCATGGGTTCCTGCCAATACGTCGCATTGGCGGATACAGCGGTCTGCGATCCAATTCAGTTTGACTGGTCTGGGTCATACTCAGCCGGCCTTGCGTGCTGCGGGCCAGCGGACTCACCATTCATCACATCTACTACGATTTTAGTTACGGTGACCGAATGAACATACATTGCGAATGCCCAATTGCCGGCTACTGCAACCGGCATAAGATGGATAAGAAGCCACGTCAGCATCAGCTTTGCAGCGGCGTGGCTGACTCATCCGACTGCGGGCTGAAATACTGGCGGGCGTGGGAGGAGGGGAAGCTAGGTGCAACAGCCCCGGATACTCCGGTCAACACGCCCTTAGGATTCTGCGATAAAAGAGAGGTGAGGAAAGCCGCAGTTAATCACATCAAGTCGCGTATCGGCGACGAGCTGCATGTGATTATCAAACGGGAGACAGGGGTTGAAATCCCATGTGCAGATTGCCGGAAACGGATCAACCTGCTGAACACCATGACACCGAACGAAGTTCGAGAAGCCCGTGAAATCACTATCTCGGACATCGTGGAAAATGCCAAGCGGGTGGCACCTGCATTGTGGCAGCGATTGGCAATAATGGCAGAGTCTGTAATCGATAACGCGGGGCTGCTGCCCTACAATAGCTACGCCCGATCAAAAATTGGGGCGTGGGTTGATGAAGCAATTAACAACGGGGCCATCCCCACTAACCTAACCGAACGAAAGACCTAACTGTGGCAACAAGAATAGACGAACTACAGATCACTGGTTCAATTGTGGTAAAAGACACGGGCGTTTCCACTCAAACCAGAGCGACGATCCTGAAGCAAGACGCAAATGTGGCCTTCCCGGTCGCACTGACATTGCTCCGGGTCTGGGATGCCTACCATACCAATCTGCCCGGCACAGCCGCAGGGGACGACTTAGCCCTTATAGGGGGTGTATTTGGTACGGCCCCTCCTACGGTATCGGCGGGGGACCTAAAAGCGGCGGGGGCGACCACACGCTATGCTCGGTTTGAGGACACTCTACCGGAGTGCTACGATAGTGGTCAGACGGTGTCGTATGATCTCTCGGCAGGGATGGTCACAACGATCGCTGATACGTCCTGTACGCTGGATGTGCAGTGTTATAAGATTGACAAGATCACAGGCATTGGGGCGGATCTGGTTACCACGGCGGCCACCACGATCAATAGCCTGACGTTCGGTTCTAAGTCGTTTGTGGTTAACCCTGCGGGCTTAGTTGCGGGGGACGTTCTTGATATCCGAATTGCGGTTGCTTGCACTGATGCAGCCACTGGCACAGCAGTGGCGGCGACGATTGCATCCATTGACCTTGTCTGCGATATCAAAGGATAGCACCGAACGTCTAACACCAGTAGAAAGTAACACCGTGGATACTCAACTCATTTTGATAGTCGTGGGGGCGTGCGGGTCGGCTCTCGTAGGGGCCATTGGTCACCTCTACTCCCGAGTAGAGAAGGTGAACAAGGATACGCTGGTCCTTCTGACCACTAAGCTCGACGCTTGTAAAGAGGAGCACGATCAGAAGGAGCACCAGATCACCGAACTATCGGTATCGGTTGCTAAGATGGAAGGCCGTTTGTGTTCTCACGAAGCAAACAGGGATCTTATTGAAAACAACCAGAAGCGTATCATGGAATTGCATGAGGGTATCCTGTCAGTCCTGACGAACCCAAATACAAAGATCGCACAGTAGAAACGGCGGGTCACGTCATGTGGCCCAAAGGGAAAACAGCACAGGGGGTCGGGTCCCTGTGCTGTTTTTTTACGTCTACTCGTCAACAACAATCAGCGGCAGCGGGCCACCGCTTCGGTCTCTGCCGTACTCATCATACCCGCGTTCATCATATTTGTCGCAGCAACCCCCGTTGATTAGCTCAGATGCACGCCTATGTACCTCTGAAATCGTACGACGTGGGGAGAACAAATACCGTGCATCGTCTGGGGTCAGACCAAGTGACTCAGCGACCTCTTTTTCAATGAGACTGTCGAATTTCGACACGGGTCCTTGGAATAGTACCCAGCCTATTACAGATCGTATCTTAGGGTCAGTGACAAGCTGGTTGACGGTGTAAGCCAGGAGTGCTTTATTAAGTGGCATTATTTCGTTTCCTGATGCTTGAGGGATATCAATACGCTAGCCCCGATGCAAGCTAATGCTGCAATCTGCAATGCTAACGCCCTCGTACTCCCCGGTGTAAGTTCTAGTGCAGCAGCTCCCATACTCGCGGAAGTGTCGTACATGCTCTGTAAAGTTTCTGGGGCGTTCGCCTCCAAACATTCCGTAACCAACTCTTGGACATCTCCCGGCAGGATGTATGTGTTCAAAATCATTTTCTTTACCCTTAAACAAGTTCTTGAAGTTTCTTAATGGCATCGCCTCTCATACGAGAGACAGCCTGTTTCGTGATACCCATTGTATCACGTAGCTCCTTGTCTGTAAACCCCTTCATCATTAAAGAAATCAGTTTTTCTTGTTTTGATGTTAGGACCCTCTGGGAGGCCATAACCTTAACCAACTTCTTCATAGCCTCCTCACTCCACTGGAAATCTTCATCGCTGTGTAGGTCCTCTACACCTTCTTCCAGTATGCCTCCCCATACACAGTCTTTCGGCCAGATGTGGCTTTTCTTCTCACGGCTGCGTTTCAGGTTGAGGACTCTGTTGCCCATCGCCCGCCATGCGTATGAGGAGAATGGCACTCCCAGTTCTTCATCGAACGTCTGGCAAGCATCGTGGATGCCCATCAACGCCTCTGCATACTCCTCAGTGTCCTCAATATAAAGATCGTTCGAGTATAGTCTGGCGAAGAAAGTAGCCAAGCCGATGTGGTCTTCAACTGTGTTCATAATTTTTCCTTTAGCCTGTAATGAGTTACTTTGCCGGGCGTTCCCAGCTTTGTTAGTGGATTGACAGCCTCAAGATATCCCTCTCCCGCCATTCTGTCAAGGGCTAGCTTGTACTTCCCTTTAGAACAAATCTGATTTGAGGTGAAAGTACCGAGATCAGCGGCCATGCCTATCACGATATCCCGCTTGGCTGTGTAGAGTTCTTCTTCCTTATGGACTTTATCGTCCACCTTACGTTGGTGCTGCTGCTGTTTGTCAACCTCTCCCTGCATTTTCTTCTGCTCTCTCCAATCCGCCAGTGACGTGAAGTCGGCTTTCCATTCGCTCTCGTCGAAGTCCAGCTTATAGCTTCCAAACTGGTCGTCGCGGCCACCGTGCCGAACGGCCAGTTCATGCTTGCCATCGCCAACGTATTCGCTCAGGCGGCCCATAAGCCAGTAGTTCCCTGCAAACTCGGCGATGCCCGCTTGAGACAGGTCTTCTAGGTTTGGTGCATCGGTATAGTCCGCTGTTTTCTTCACATGGTGAGCCAAGACCATTGAGGCGGGCCTACAGCACGCCATGAATCGACGTAGGGCTGGCCCAACCTCCATTAGGTTACTCGAATTGATGCCCTGAAGGCCCATATACAGAGGGTCCACAATAACTACTTCGATCCCGAACATCTGAACAACATTGCTGAGATCAAGGCAGTCAGATGCACTTGGTAGATTCGGGAAGGCTCGCGTTTCAATGCGTAGCCCGTCGCCGATGTCCTTTCGGCCAAACCCTCTCGATTCCACCGCACGAATAATCCGCTTCATGCTACCACGTTCGGATGATTCCCCGGTGATGAATAGCACGCGGCGTTTCTTAGGGACGTGGAATTTACCTATCCACGGCGTTGCTGTAGCGAGTGCTACAACAAGGTCCGACAATAGGGTCGTCTTCAGGGACTTCTGCTTAGCCCCAATGACCGTGGGCTGCTCAGCGACGAATACCCCTTCGACCAACCAGTCGAGGGGTTCCTCCGCTGCATCCCATAGCTCATCAACAGACCGACCGGCGAAGCGGCCATTCATTTCTTCCTCGGATGGAACCCGACTGTACGTTGGAGGTATCCGAGATATGGCTTTGATTATGTCGGCGGGGTTGCCAACAATGTCGGCTATGTCGCCACCCTCTGGTAACTCAAACTCACGGCTTAGGATTCGCACTTCCACCACACATGACTTCGGCAGCAGGGTGAGAACCTTATCGGCGAACGCCCAGCCCTGCTCATCATTGTCTGGTAGAATCCAAACGGTTTTACGTGCGAGTACGGACCAATCCGTAAGATGGGGTGACTTACAGCCCTGTGTGGGGGTGGTTGCATTATACCCAAGTGACTTGGCTACTTCAGCGGCTTTTTCCCCTTCCACAACCACGACAAAATCGCTCTCAATGACGTTCGGCAGGTTGTAAAGAGGCCGGGGGGAGGGCATGCCCTCACATACCCATCCATTGTCCGTTGAGCTAATTTGCCGGAACTGCTTGGCACCACCTTCAGAATCGAAACGTAGTACCATCCCGCACGTCTTCCCTGCCTTGTCATCATAAGAGTAGACACTTCCACATGCTCCCAGCCGGGACTCGTACATGTCGATGAGGATTTGAGGGTCTGACGCTCCAATCTTCGTTCCGGGCTTCTTAGCCTCGGACTGTTTGCGGGCTTTAACCTCATCCGTCGCGAATAGCTCTGACTCAGCAATCCCCAGAGATTGGCATACCTGCGAAGCGGAACATCCATGCGAGTGGCAGTGCAGTAGTAAGTCCCCATTTTCATTCTCGTTTAATGCTAGGTTGAAGCTGGAATCAGCGCTCCCGTGGTGGGGGCACTGTGCTCGCCGGCTATTACTATCGTATTGAAAACCCTCAGCAGCGAGCGAGGCGATAAGGTTTTGCTTTGGGTCGAGGCTCATCATATTCTCCTTAATGCTTCTAGGATAGACTTCTGCGAGACATCTTTACGTTCGATGGTCTCGCGGATGGCTAGGTCCACAGTCTTGTCGGCTAAAATTCTGTGTAGGGTAACCGCCCCTGTTACCCCCTGCCGGTACAGCCGGGCGTTGAATTGAATGTAGGTCTCCAGATTGTTGGTCAGCCCAAACCATGCTATGTGGGTGCCACATCCCTGCATGTTCACCCCATGGCTAAGACTTTGAGGCTGCACCGTCAGTAGCTGGATCTTACCGGCGTTCCAATCCTCAATGATCTTAGCGGCATCCTTGCCTTTGGTGGCACCAGAGATATCCTTCATTCGTTTCCCGAACGCCTGTTGTAGTCTACTCAGGTCGTGGCGAAATTGATAGGCCACAAGCAAGGGTTTTCCATTTAGATCCTCAAGTAGGCTGTCGACCACTTTGATCTTCTCGTCGTGTATAGTGTTGTACCCGTCCTCGGAATACAGGGCACCATTAGCCACCTGCCTGCACATACCATACTTCGCACCTGCATTAGAAGCTATGAAGTCTTCCCCATCAATCGACGCCATCATATCCCGGTGAAGCTGGCTGTACGTCGCCTTAGCCTCCTTAGGGAGTTGTACGATAATGTCGTTGATGGTTAGGTCTGGTAGCTTAACCCCACCCTCTATGCGATAGCAGCGATCCCTGACAGCCTCTTCGATCCTCTCTTTGGCATTGACCTGTGGGAGCCAGTCGTATCCTTTGAAACCCCCCTGATAGAAATACTTTTTGTGGAAGTGGGATATGTACTTCCCCAGTGAATCCCCATCGTCGCATATATACATCTGGGCATAAAGATCACACAACGTGTTTGGCACAGGGGTGCCCGTTAGAATAACCTTGTGCCCGAACGTCTTGGATAGCTTGACCAGAGCCTTCGTTCGCTGGGCCTTCCACGTTTTGAATTTCGTGGATTCATCAACGATCAACCCATTTACATGCTCTGAGATTAAGTCCCGGTTCTCCAGTAGCCACTTCATCTGATCACAACTGATAAGATAAGCATCGGCAGGAATCCCCAGTAACTTGATCCTTTCCTTTGGAGCGCCCTCAACAGCTACAATTTTCATCCCTTTGAAGTCGTCCCATTTGGCAGCTTCCTGCCTCCACACCGTCTGCACCACTCTAGGTGGTGCAACGATGATTGGCGTGATGTCCTTGTCTAAAATCCACGTAAGACACATGGCTGTCTTGCCGTGGCCGGGGTCAAGTAGCAGGGCTGCCCCCCTATGGGAGTTGTCCTTCAGGAAATTGATCCCGCCAACTTGATAGGCGTGCGGTTGGAACTTCAAGATGGCTCCTCATTCTGGAGTGGGGGTGAATATGTCACGGTCAATTTGGGAGGCCTTCCATACCCCGATACCGTGGTCCACTCTGCGGTCCACGATACCCCTGACTGTGATTCTAGGAGGGATGGTGAAGGTTCCACAGGCACCTCAGGACTCCCTTCCTTTTCCGCTTGGGGGTTTATCACTGACGAGGCTTTTAGTACCGCCAAAGCTCTTAGTATTGATGCGGACCATGCTTCCCGCCCCTCCCATCGTGCTGTGAGCCATACCGGCGTTTCTTCGGGCAGCGTATCTAATAACTGAAGTGCGTGCTCTTGTAATTGTATTGGGTCAGCAGGCCTGGGGCTAAGGGGGTCCTCCACAACTTGCGGCCCCCTATTTCTTCTAAGGCAGTGGCAGGGGGTATAGGTATTACCACCACAATGGGGGGCTGCGTAAGTGCCCTCCCCATGGCATACCTTGCAGGTTGGGCTGGCGGTCTCTTCTTTTACCAGTCTCTTTTCCTTGCACTCCGTAAGGCATATCGAACACCACACCCCATTACGGCCTACGAAACCTAGCCGGTTTTTAACTTTTATCTCCCGTGGCTTTCCGTTCGCTGGGGGCGGGCATTCACACTTTGTTCCAACATAATAAGACATTTCTAGGCTCCTTTAAAAGCAATGTACAGAATCATATAGCCGATCAAATCCCTGTAAGTGTCCTCAAGGGTTTCGTCGACCAACTCAGCCCCTCGGGGCTTTTCGCACAAGGTGATGAGCCTTGCTATCTTATCAGACATTCGGCATTCCATTGCCGTCATCGGGTCCAGATGTGGTGCAAGGATTGGCCGCTGATACGCAGAACCTCCATAGTCGGTGTTCTTCCGTAACAGTAAGTCAACCACTTCCAAGCCCACGGTGGCTATTCTAACCTGATCTCCCTCGCTGTTAAGGGCATTCTTTATCCCATTTATCATTCCAACGTGTTCTGTGTATTTTTCCATTTTCTTCTTCCCTATGTAGTAGATGATACCCTTGCTACACGAACGTGTTCCGAGTAGCCAGTTTGAAACAGTTCCTCTGGATACGCCAATGTCATCGGCGGCATCCCTGTGCCGGTTGTACAACGTCAACCGGCCTTCCCATGATATAAACGCGAAGTCCCTGCCATGAGCCGGTTTGTAGACCCCACCGGGTTTAGCCTGCCCGTTGATCAGGTTCATGTTCAGGGGGTCGTCAAAGAAATGTGCTATCATGTACGACTCCCACCGATTCATGTCCTGCGGCGGGCAGTCAATGTCCTTAGTCCATGTGAACTGGTCCTCCCCATACTTGTTGAATATGTTCTGCATCTTCTGGTTGGCGTGTATTCCCTTCCGCAGGTACAGAAGATGTGACTTCACCCGCTTAGGGATTGAAACGCTTTGCCCAAAGTAATAGTAATGGGCAATCCTGATCGTGTAAATACCAGTCATAGGAATTTCCTGTAGAACGCTACAGCTTCATCAAGGTCATGGGTGACCAGTACGTTGGCCCCCCTCTCCCTTAGCTCCGCAATACCCTTCACCTGACCGGGTCGTAGCTTATCCTTACCCGAACGCTTGAACTCAATGAAGAGGACGTTACCCCCCGCAATGACCGTTCGATCTGGAAAACCTACTCGACCCACCTGCTGGAGTTTCAGGCACAGATTACCGTCAGCTTCAACGATATCCACAAACTGGTTTTCCAGCACCCTTTCCAGTGCTGTCATTTTCGATACCTCGCCGACTCGAAGCCCTTCACATCGATTGGGCATCCAGTCGCCCATGGGGGCACTTCGTCCATCACATTACAGAAGTCCTCGATGCTGCCGCCACCGAACATCTTGTTACGCCCGACTATCTCATCATGCACATGCAGTACAACTGGGTAGCCAGCGTCCCGCATCCTTATCAGGGCCTCACACAGAAGGTCCCTCGCGACCGCCTGCGTGATGTTCTCCACAATTAGGCCACCATATAGCCTTTTAGCAGTAAGCCCCGCACCAGCCTGTACAAGGCCTAGAAACTCAATCTGCTCAATCAGCTCAGGCTCCTGTGCCATGAGGCCCGTCTGCGTGATACCCGTCACAGTGGATAACCGCCGAATTGTAACTCCGTTCGGGACTCGAACGCCGTACAGTACACCGTCTCGGATATTATCCTCATCGAAGTCAACCCCAAGGTCTTCCAGTCCGGCCAGCACGGTATCCTTACCGCCGAAGTCAATGGTCCCTTGCATCCCGGTTGTCCACGGGGCCACCACCTTAACCACCTTAGGGCGTAGGTAATGCAGCGATCGCCCCGATGGCAGCTTAATCTCCATAGCTGGCCCACCCCCTACGTCACACATACCTACAGTTAGGTCTCCTAGGTCTTGCGGCGACCCCGTCTTAACAGCCTCGATACAGGATTGGTTAGCCTCCCTCCAATACGAACGAATGTTAGGGTGACCTTCTCGGTAACTCTTGATCACCTTCTTAGCCTCTCGGCTGGTGATGATAACCCCGGCCATCACTCGGCAAGCGTCCTTGAACGCCTTCCAGCCCATGCCATACCCGCACCCAAGAACCGCAGTCTTCCCCACGAACCGCTGGGCATCTGTAACTTCTTCGACTGGTACGCCATAGGTCTTCGAGGCCCTCTCTTTGTACAGGTCACCTCCACTACCTAGTATGTCGAGAACCTCCTGCTCTCCGGCCAACCAAGCCAGTACGCGGACTTCGATAGAGGCATAGTCGGCTATGAATAGTGGCTCATCGCCTTCGGATATCATACTGCGGAGTAAGTTGGATATAACGTGCATCGGAGGGCCATACATGGTTAGGTGTCTGGGGTGGCGGCCCTTCATCATCTCGAACACCTTGTCCATAGTGTCAACATCCAGATTGCCCCTGACGAAGTTCTGCGGCTGCATGCCCCTGCCGGAGAACCTCCCCGTTGCCGCAGCACCGTAGTATTGGGTTGCCCCCCTTACTCTGCCGTCCTCGTCCGCCGTCGCTGCCATAGCTTCCAGCTTTGACAGGCTGGCTAACCCTACGTCCCGCCGTAGCTCAACGACCCTCCGAACGATAGCAGGTATGTCGGGCTGCTCCAGATACGCCTCAACGGTCTCCTTACGTAGGTTAGGCAGTGAACCGCCTTTGCTGGCGACGAAGTCGAGGATGCTCTTCACTTCGTTCAACGTCTTAACCTTGCCGCCCGTGAGAATCTGAACGTCCATGTTGGACATACGCTTCTCCTCATCGACGATCAGTCGTGCGTTGTTGACATCCTCCATACTTAATGGTATGCCCCGCTGGTTGATCTCTTCATTGGCCAACCATACCTTACGTTCGAAGGTGTTCATTGGTGGCAGGGCGTGGTGAATGGCCCACTCAGCCAGCACGTCCTGCCTACAGTATTTGTACAGGATCTCTAGGTCCTCCTTGCTTTCATTCCAGAAAACCTGCCGACCAAACAGGGAGCCTTCCCCTGTGATAGCCTGCGGGACCGCAAGGCTCATCATCACCTTATTGCCGTGAGAGTCCTTCAGGACATCCAGCTTCAACGCTTTGCCCGCCCCACTCAAGGAGCGGGGGAACCCATAACTTGCGGCCAGAGCGGCTGTGCAGTGCCACTGGGCGAGGCTGACCTGCGGCCATCCCATCCGCTTAACACACAGGTTGTTCCAGATGGATATTTCAAAGGCTGCATTGTGGGCGTGGATCTCGCCACCGGCCTTTATGTGTTCCACTACCTCTGCATCAAGGTCCTGGCCGGGCAGCCATAGGCCCGTAGTCGCCCCGTCGAAGGACCATGCCATGCAAAGCACGTCGGTTGTCTTGTCGTTCGAGTAAGGACTTTGCCCCCTCTTTGGTAGGTCGCACTCCGAACGTGTTTCAAAGTCAATGAATAGGAGTCTCATAGCAGCCCTTAAATAAAAAAGGGCACGTTCGGATTTCACCAAACGTGCCCTATGGGTTATGTGGTAGGTCTAGTGGGGGCACCTGTTAGAAAGGCGTGTTCTCCCCAAACGATGCAGGGTCCACATCCACGGCTGAGAACTCCTCCTGAGCGGAGGCTCCGCCGCCAATACGTTCACCGTCCTTGATCTTCCATACATTGTTGAGGAAGAAGGCTACCCCTTTGTTGCCGCCCTTATCGTAGGCAAAAGCGGTTACACTCACTCTTACAACGCAGCCAGAGTATAGGTCATCCTCATCCATCGATGGCTGCATGTCCTTACCCACAACGACTTTAGGTTTAGCCTTCGAACGTGCTGAGATAAAGGTGCAGCCCTCGTAGCCGACCTTACCCTCTCGGTCAATGTCACCGTCCCGGAAGGGGGACTTACACGCCTTAGGTACTGACTCACCCCATTTCCCCGTCGCTGCAAGACGTGCGGCTTCCTTCAGGATGCTTAGGTCCGTTCCCACCGGGAAGATCAACTCACAACTGTACTTAGGCTCCTGATCTTCATTCATTGCCCGTGGAGTTACCAAGGCTGGGTAGGACAAGATCGCTTCTGGGGTTACTACTCGCTTCGACATTCTTAAATTCCTTTGAGATTGAGCGGATATCTACTCCGACTCGCTTATCAGATTCCGGTGCCACAGCGACCCCGGTAGTTTCTACAGTTGTAAGACCGGCGGTAAACTTCTTACCGGCAATCTTCTCCACTTGAGACGGGGACTTCAGCGACTGATCGTACATATCAGACTTCTTTAGCTTTCGGTTCCTCGCCAACTTTAGTAGTTCTTCCTCAGTGACGGACCACTTACGCCTTCCATAGGTCTCAACTAACTTGTACCCGGGTACATAATGAACCCCAGACCCCAGTAAGTCAACAGCGTGCTGCTTTAATTTACTATAAAAACCCATAATAGGCTTTTCCATCTTCAGAAGCTGGGCTGTTTTTTCTGGGGTCATATCGATCGTATGCAGCGCACTCCCTGTTGGCACTGGTATTTCCATGATACGGCCCGCTAGCTCTGGACAGTTTCCCTGCCTTCGGCAGTATTGGCAATGACTGCCTACTTCGAAGATGTCCAGCCCCTTCTTGTCAGCCTTGATGGCCCTGTCCATATCCAGATGAAATACCTCCTTATCATTCTCGGTGAATTTATAGTGTCTGACCGCCCCTTCCGGGTGGCCCACCCGCAACTGGACAATCACCCCCTCCATGCCATACTGGTACCCCGCTGCCACGGTCTCAGCAAGGATACAGTAGGACAGTAGTTGTAGATTCCGTGTAGCCTCTACGGGGTTGAAGCCAAACTTATAGTCGATAACCACAATATCGGTTGAGCCATCCTTATGGCTCCCGTAGATAAGGCAGTCGGGAGTCCCTCCAAAATCCACACCGAATGTTGAACGCCCATCTAGGAACTTCTCATAGTACGCTACACTCTTGTCGAAGGTGGCACAGTATTCCGCCACAGTCTTATGGAATAGAATGGCCCCCTCAACCATGTCATTGTCAATGGTAAACCCATCCATGAGTACACCAAGGTAGGCCCTGATCTCATCCTCTGACTTACCTACCGTAAGCTCCACCACCTTATGGGCTATCGTACCTTCACCGGCGATATCGCTGACCCCATCCTCCCTTCCATGCTTCTGTAGACTTGACGGGCATTTGACCCAGCGGTGAGCTGATGATGGTCCATACCGGAAATGTTTTTTATCTTCACTCATGTGTCGTCTCCTACTCTAAATTTGCTCAGGTGAGCCGGGGTCGTTAATGGAGGAAGGCTGTCTGGGTGGATGGCAAATAATCTCATTGAGTCCCCCTTGGTAACCCATACTCCCTCATCGGCCTCGTACTCAGGATCTTTTTGGTTCCACCGGAAATTCGACGATCCATCATTCCGCGTGAGCCACCCCGGCTTAAACACGCCTTTGGGTGGCACCCATAGCGGTTCGATTTTGCGAAGGATTAAAGCGTAGCCGCACGTAGGCCCTGCATAATGGTAACCATTCAGTATGCTCTGTTCCCCCTTTTCGGCACGTCTGTACTCGCCTGTGTACTCAAGGCCCTCAGGTGGATCAGCCGCCTCAATCGTGATTGTTTGTTTTGTCATTATTCGTCTCCTACTCTAAATTTGCACAGGTGAGCCGGGATCGTTAACGGCGGAAGGCTGTCCGGGTGGATGCCATCATATAATAGCACCGATCGCCTTCCGTTACCCCACTCTCCCGCCACGTCATCATACTCAGCATCTTCTTCGTGCCACCAAAATTCAGTATCTCCCTCATCCCGCGTGATCCACCCCTGCCTATAAACGCCTTTGGGTGGCACCCATAGTGGCACGATTTTGCGAAGGATTAGAACCTCACTTCTCGTGCCCAACTCCGACGTAGCCAATTCACCGAAATATATGTAAGGCTCCTCTGGCTCGGCACGTCTGTACTCGCCTGTGTACTCAAGGTCCGCAGGTGGGTCGGCTACTTTAACTTCAATCGTGATCATTAGTCATCTCCTACTCTAAATTTACTCAGGTGAGCCGGGATCGTTAACGGCGGCAGGTTGTCCGGGTGGATGCCAAATAATCTCATTGACTTCCCCTCGGTAACCCATACTCCTTCATCGCAATTATACTCAGCATCTTCTACATGCCACCAAAATTCAGTGCTACCCTCATTCCGCGTGAGCCACCCCCGCAGAAACACGCCTTTGGGTGGCACCCATAGCGGCACCGGCTTAAACGCACATGTTACCTCACCCTGGAGCATATACATACGCGACGGCTGCCACTTGAAACCCTCTGGTGGCTTGCCGATCAGCACTTCCACCTCTGTTTTGAAATCACTCATGTGGATCAATCCTTATTGGTTTTTGGGTTCGGCCAAAATAAACTAACTCGGAATAATAACCGTTCGATACACCGAGCCATCGTACCTGCACAACCGTGCCGTCATCGGCTCGGAATACGTGCGTCGTCCACGTATATGATGACCATGCTGATGCTGACGTGATCGTCACATCTGATGGCCATATACATGATGACCATGCTGATGCTGACGTGATCGTCTTTCCGACCAAGTCATTCAGATCGCCGATGATGTCGTGTACCGAAACCCACTCACAGCAATCCTGCATGTGATATGCCTCAAACGCTGAGCCATCCGTACACAAAAACACGACAGATTCGTCGGCTTCATTTGTCACACTTTCCAACGTGCGACCGACAATCAGTTGGATGTTTTCGTCGTATTCAAAATCACTCATATCTGTGTACTCCCCGATGTAATGATTGTCTCCTCACTAACGCGGGAGAACATAATAAACCTACCCTGTGGTGAGTCCAGCCACACGGCTAGACCTGTTGGAACATGCACCTGAAAGATGTACTCGCCGAACGCCCCCTCCACTGCACTATACGTTCGGTAGTCGGAGTTTAATACCCGCTTCTTGAAGGAGGTTTGAAACAGCCGCCCCCCTTCATAAGGTGCATCAGCGAGCTTGACTATACTATCCAACGTATGCACGCTGTTCTGGATGATCTCACCATCCGATGTCCACTTCAGTTGGGTGACCTCATGGTTGATAGCCACCGCCTCAAGGCGTAGTGTGGCGTCCTCTCCTTTTTTTGCACCTAGCTTGAGTGGGTTTAGGTTACCGTGGAAGGGTTCCACATACCCTCCGAATCCATCTCTGATCTCAATCTTACCCTTGAGGCTATCATAATGCAAGTGGAAGTCCTGAAATTTTCCCTCGAACGCCGAAGGTACACAGCGAATGTCATAGGAGCTTGAACCTTTGATCTCAACGTACTTCATAATAGGGGGTGCCTATCTAAAAAAAAAGGGGGGTGGGGGTCTGCCAGAAAAACCTTCTGGCAAATGCCCCGCAACTTGTCTGGGGTATCGTACAGGAATGTGCTGGGAAATGTCAAGGGAAGTCTCTGGGATTTTTCTATGGAATTGTCAGAGAAATCGTTCGGAAAAGGTTTGGGAAATGTTCCCAGTATTTGTCTGAGAAATCCTAGGAAAAAACTTCAGAGAATTGTCTGGAGTTTCTGCCATAAATCGCTGGGTATTTCTCTGGGAATTGTTCTGCCTTTTTCTGGTAAATATGCCTAAAATTATCCTACAATATTTATTTATTTCCCACGAATACCTCCTTAAATCCGTGAAAAAAGCCGCCAATTAGGCGAAATTTTCTTATATCCGGGAACTCCCCCGGGGGGCGGGCTTTCCCCGCGCGGGGGCCCCCCTAGGGGGTACCTCACCCTACGTACCTAGGGGGAGGGAAAACCCTACCCCTAGGGGGAGGGCAGACCCTACCCCTAGGGGGAGGGCAGACCCTACCCCCGGGGGTGGGGCAGACCCTACCCCCCGGGGGGTGGGGAAACCCTACCCGGGGGTAGTACCCGCATTTTCACCCCATGGTACGGCAGGCTGTACAGACCTGACGGGTGTTCTTTTATTTCACCCGATACGTTATAGGGTGTCGGTACCCTATAACGTGGTCGGAAAATTGACCCTCGTCCTTTTTCCATGGTCGGAAAATTGACCCTCGTCCTTTTTCCATGGTCGGAAAATTGACCCTCGTCCTTTTTCCATGGTCGGAAAATTGACCCTCGTCCTTT